AAACATGAGCATAAAGAGTGCAAACATGAAAATTCTAAGAATAATAACTCTAAAAAAAGGAGGATTGTTACACCTGACTTTCTAGCTAATGCAGTAATGAAGTCATTTGATAAAGAGTAATAATTGTTCATAGTTTTGTTGAACATCCTGATGCTGAAGAGTATTATGATACTTTAAAAATAGAAGAACAATTAAATGCAAAATAAGTAAATTATGTATAAAGTGTAGGTGGTCGTAGGAATGGCAGTTCCTCACACCTAACACTGGCTACAAAAAAAATAAATACACCAAAGGATAGTGAAAATATTTTAGTAACCAATTTTAATATATGGGTAGAGAATATATTTAATATTTGCCATTTTAAAAAAAGTGGGGTTATAGTAAATTTAGCATTAGCTATCGCTATGGCAAAAGTATTTTTATTTTTTAGAAAAATGAGAAGTTATTTTGATTTTGAAGCTATGATGGTAACTTTATCATTAGTAACATCAACTCCCCACTCCAATGTATCCCCAGAAGATACATCTAATAATTGTACTATTTCTTTAGGTAATCCTACTCTTAATGAATTTGATTTAGGATTTGCAACTCCAATTTTGCTAGTATATTTAAACATTATCATACCTTCTTTTTTGTCTTTAGTTAGTAATATGTATGGAGGTTATATTATAAATAAGTTACTTTTTTAAAAGTAACCTAAAAAGTAACATTTATATACTATTAAGTATAATAGTTATTTGAGGAAGAAAAATTCAGAATGGCAGTTCTGAAGAAAATTCTTCTTAAAAATCCAAAGGATAGTGTTAAAATGGATAAGATTGAAGTTTTTGGGAGAGTTCTTTCCCAAGAAGAAATTGAACATGTATTTTTAAAAGCGAAAAAACTTCAGGCTCAAAACAGAGTCTATGAAGAAGAACTCCAAAAATTCAGGAGTGTAGGCGTATGAGTTGCAAATACAACAATTCAATGTACACTATAGAACCTGAAGAGGTTGATGTTTGCTTCGATGAATTTGAACAACTCCTCCTCAGTGAGGATTATGAGTCACAAGAAGAACTCAATCATAGATTAAACGAGGAATATTTCCAAGTTTATGAACTTACCAACGAGCAAATGTTGGAATTTGCTCGTGCAGGAGATGAATATTATGGTGACTAGTGAAGAAATCACTAATATATTCACTAGTCTTGGATATGGTGGATGTTTCAACATTTATGATATTCCTGGAGCTGGTACAAAAGCAGCATATGACACTCCATGTGGAAGCATTGCTTTCACAAGGGAATTAAACAATTATGGTGCTTGTGTTAAGCATTTAAGATACACTACAAGCATTGTACTGTTTAATTGGAAGTATATTGGGGAAGCAAGTTTAAAACTTTTAAATAAAAGCTTCCGTTGTTTTAATGGAGTGCAATATGAAAGAAGAACTCAGAAATGGGAAGAATGGGGTGAAGCATGTATCGCATAATCCTTTCACTCCTTTCTTTTTTTGGAGGACATAAATCATCTCCTGTAAGATTGTATCCGAAACAATCTTTCAGGGAGAAATATGAAGCTGAATTAATATTAGGTGCAGGGGCAATGGTGATAATATTATTATTCCTCTTTGCATTCCTTGTAGTAGGGCCTATGGATCCTTACACTAATGGGTGTTTAGTATGATTACTTATGATCAGCAAAACAAGTTTTACAATCAGGCATTGGAAATTGTTGAAAAAATGGGCGGGCGTATTTCTGCTCATGGAAACTTACATGGTGTTTTCTTATCTGTAATTGTTTTTCATGATAGAGATTATGAGAAAACACGTGATATTATGAATACTTTGCGGGAATTGTGTGGGGGTGAAATCCAGTATCATGAATACTGGGTGTCAAAAGGTTTCATTCCACATAGTCAGGCATCTTTGGAGAATATTGAGGAATCTAAAGTGTTGGAGATTATTGGTGAGTTGCAGGATGATGAGTATTACAGTATTGATGATTTAGAAGGAGGCATTATATGAGTGAAGTTCATGATTTAAGTCATAATATAGGTAGTATGAGTATTTATGAAAAATTAGCTAGGATACAGGAAGAAGTAATGAATACTTCATTTAGTAAGAGTGGGGAGAATAAGTTTCAGAAGTATCATGTTTAGTTTTACTGAGCATGGTGTGTTAAAGTTAAAAGATTGGAATCCTGAGAAAGGTGAGGTTAGTATCAGGGTACCGTTCCCTGAACTTGAAGCAATTAACAGGGGTACTAATAAGATTCAATCTACTGGTGCTTATATTACTTATTTGAAAAGGTATTTACTAATGAACATGTTTCTTATTATGGAGAAGGATATTGTAGATTCAAACACTAATAATACTGGTGTAAAGGAAACATCTAAAAAAGAAGTTTCTGAATCAGTAACTGGTGATCCAGTACAGAAGGTTAGGGAATATATTCATAGTAAGGATAAAACAATTGAGATTACTCCTTTAATGGTTAATCAAAATCGTATGAAGATGGTGAAATCTGGTGATTTAACTAAAGATGAATCTAAAATAGTTTTTGAATGGTTTAAAAAACAGGAGAAGGAGGCTAAACAATAACATCCAATAATCCTGTTTGTGTGGAATTAGTTTTCGCACAATTTAAAGCATCAGGTTCTACTGGATCCAATATTGTTAATTGGGATAATGTAGATGGTTGGTGGTGTAGCTGTGAAGACTTTCACTACCGTAAACATGAGTGTAAACATATAAGAGGATGTAAAAAGATTTTGAGGGGATTATTTTATGAAGAGTGTTGATTTTCCTGAAACTGTTTCTGCTAAGGTTACTAGTCGTTGCAAGAAGCTTTTGGAGAAGCATAATATTTCTGTTCGTTCTGCTGTGGAAGTGGGGTTAAATACGTTGCTTTCATCAAAAGGGAGATTGGAGTTTGAGATTATGGAGTTGGATAAGGAAATTCGTGAGGTGAAGCTTGATTTGATTGCTTTGGAGATGGAGCGTGATCAACTTTTGGGTAAACTTGAAGGTTTACATTCTAGCGAGGAACCTGTGGAAATCCACAAATGTAAACAAATGTACAAATGTAAACAAATGTAAACAGCAACAGAATCAATTTGAAAATGTAAACTTTAAAGTTTACATATAATTTTTTTTAAATGGAGTGCAAACATTATGAAAAAAACAGTAACATTAACAATTGATTCCATGATATGGGAACAAGCAAAAGAAAAATTACCTCAAGGTCGAAGTGAATTTGTCGAAGAACAGTTGAGAAAAGCAATAGGATTGTCTGATGATAAAGAAACAGAACTAAGAAAAAAAATTGCAATACATCAGGATGAAATAAATGTTTTGGAATCACAATTATGTAAAATACGTGAAGAGCGATTAAAAAATGAAAAACAAGATAATGATGAAT